CTCCACACTGCGTACGGTAGGTTACTGTGCGGTCCTGTCCAACCAAGATGACCAGTCAAGGTTGGGAGGGCCCGCAGGTGCTCACGTGCGTAGACAACAAGGCGATCTGACGTAGTGGCTCTGGGATACCGAGGTTGCGGCCGGTCGCGGTACACTTTAGTACGGACGACGATGACCTAAACCCAAGAGTCCGCTAGGCTTAACCCCCTCAGGGGCGAGGGCCTCACGATCTGCACACGCTCGCAGCCTCTTTACAGCGGCGACTGTGTCTACCACCCATACTCAGCTAGGAGTGCTTCTATCCATCCCTTTGGAACCGGACCGCACTCTGAAGCGCATTTATTCACCTTTTCCTGGTGGACCCATTTCTTGAATCTGATTGCCTTCTCCTTTCCCATTGGATCAAGGGGAGTGGCCATGGCCTTGCGCCAGAGAGCCTGGAACAGCCGATCGGGTGACTGGTCGTGCTCAACCTGCTCAAAGACCTGCCGTGTGAGTTTGGACATGTTGGTTTCAAACTCCAATGCTGATCTGATGGCGTATCCACCCAGGAGATGGGCTTCATCGTCCTCCTCTGGTGGGTGATCCAGCATTTCTTTCCTCAAGTTCAACGCTTCACGGCGTTGGGCCACAGCATTTAGGGCGGCTTTTACATACCCCGGACTGCTTGAAAGGAAGAAGGAACGGGCGTCCTTTGACCCCAATGTTCCATGACATGCCAGAAAACCAGCTAATTTCAACTGCTTTTCTGATATGTCGACTTCTCTCGTTACAGGCAGTCCGAGACCTCCCAATTGCGGAGGTAGCCACCAGGACACGCCCTTAGGCGCCTTCATGAGACTCTTCTTATGGTGAGACACGAACCAGGTCATGAGCTGGTCCTGCTGTGCAGGTGTCCAGTCTCTGATCAGTTCCTGAGCACACTGTCCTAGTGACCGTGCAGCTCCAGCGTGGCTCATCTTCATAAGAGGCGTCTCCATGCGCGCACTAAGGGCGTGTCCTTTCGCGTGCGACGGCTTGCCAACTTGAGTGTAGAGAAGTCCCATCTTTAGGAAGGGCTTTACAGTCAGTTTTGGCAAACCGTCGTCCTTGCCTGCTTGGCAGGGGCAAGGTTCACACCCGTACACATCATGACTGCAGGGGGCCGGGTCGCAGGTGGCGGCCGGTCCCTTGTAGTAGAGTGGCTGAGAATTAATGATCAGCCACTGAGGATGA